AAGAAATCGGACTTAAATCCGTCTTATTCATTAAGTATTCTTCGATGACAAGTTGATCTTGTGTAGTTATCCCATAAAGTCTTTGAACTAGAACACGGGTTGCGAAACCGGGTTCCTCATACAAGGTGTTATTCTTGGACTTCATAGCTTCGAGTACCTGATCTCTATCCCACTGCGCAAGTGATTTGGATTCGAGAATTTTACTGACGTCAATATCTTTCGTCAGACGCAAAGCGCACTCGGCGAGTCGTCCTACTATCGGACAACCCTTATATTGGTGTGCAAAAGAAAGTGCTTTACTCCTCAATAACGCCAATTTGGTCTTGCGGGAGGACGTGACATAATCACGTCCTGCCCACCCAAAATCAGCTATGACTTCAAGCGGATTTGTGATATTTTTCTTGTCATCCAACGAGAAAACTATTCCACAAAAACTTGCTTCCTCGAGCCGGTCATGAAGTTCCAACTTCATAACAAGTCCCAATTCAGCAAACATCTCAGTTGTTGGCGGAGAACCAACCATTGTGAAAAGACCGTCGTCGCCTTCCACAACACCTGCAACACCTGTGTTGCCATTTTGTTCACACATAAACAGCATCGCCATGAGGTTAGTAAAACCATTACCTAGCGACGTACACATCTCCCCGGACATTCTCTTGCCGTCCACCTCTACATTAAAGTACTTAAAACTGCAAGAGTTAGTGCCACCTAAGACACCCCGCACCAGACGCATAAAATCATCGTGGTCGGCCAAACTACTAGTCATATAGTCATACAATTCAAATTCACACACTTCCATTAACGGCTGTATGAACGAAGCTTCAAACGAAGAATAATCCGTTGCAATATATTGAGCGCCTTCACGAAATACCATATTATAGATATAGTCAGGTCTCTCATCAATAGGAATTGCCTTAATAAAGGCCTTATTCTTGAATACTTCTTTTTCAATGCATTTAAATATAGGTCCACACCATACCTTGAACTCATCACTGCGGCTATTAATGCCACGCATGTGCTTAAACTTCGGGTAGGTCTCAGCCTTACAAAAGGACTTCACCTTAAAATATTTGCCATTGTTCTCCTCAATATGAACTATACGCGCACGAACCAACGCGAGTGTTTCCCGTTTCCATAGAGGGTAGTTTGTTTTCTCTATCCAGGTCTCGAAACTCACGTCCGTGTCAGGAGCTAATGGAACCATATTACTCCTTACCCACTTATGGACGAATTTGCGAAAATCGCCCAGTACATTTTCCTTAGGAACAGGGGTATATGTACCAACCCTCTTTAGCACCCCCGCTATGAGAGTATCAGTGTCTGAACCACAGGGCTGCGGCATGGTGTTTCCCTCCCAATGAAGTCCCGTCGATACACGAACAGGTGGTCTGACATTCTTATCTGATTGTCGAATGCCTATAAATTTCAAAGAAGGGTCAACGGGTGGAATGATCTCCAAAGGAAGTTCTCCATACCGATAACCATATGCCAGCAACTGCGATTCCAACTTCACCACAGCAGGCGCCTGGATAAACCCCAGGCTCGCTCAGACTTCGTCTTAGCATCCTTATACAAGTCAAAAGCAACTTGTATGGAATTGCCATAAAGGTCCAATTCCCGATACCGAGAAAACCTATCGATATTTATTGAGTACAAATAACGACACTTGGTTTCCATAAGACGACGTACTTCCTCATCTGACCGTCCGACAACGATATCTGAGTCTAGTAACTGAGCGACTACTTCGTGTGACACATAAAGAATATCACTTCCGAAGGTAAACGGACCATAACGACGTGTCAAAAACAATTCCGTCGTCAACGGGTCCATATGTTTCATAATACCTACTGCTAACCGGTCCGTACGTTGGTCAACAGCATCCTCAATAGGAACGGGGCTCCGGGTCGTATAAAGAAAGCCAACTGATTCGTTAATTAGACTTGTTTTACGCCCTACATTGACCACAACTTTCATGGTCGGTCGGCATCTTCCGATGAAACATAACACGAGGAACAGGGACGGTGAGACTCTACCATTCAAATAGTCAAATGCAATAAACACACAATTTACGACAATGCAAACATACAACATTTCGTACCAACATTTTGACATACATGCAATGGTGAATAAACATAAATTCGTGAGCCACATGGTCCACCACCCCTCCACGGGCAGCGCCTCCTCTTTCGAATAGTTCATTCGGTTGATCAAGTCCAGAATTCGTGCCAATTCTGCCTCTTCAGCCTTCTCCTTTCTGAGCTTGGCCGCGGTTTTCTCATCCGCAATCCTCTCTCGCTCAGCACGCTCTATTTCCATACGAGCGATTTCCTCCCCAGCAACACGATCGTTTTCCTCTCTAATCGAGGCCTCTATTAAATCTGCATTCTTCGCAGCACGAGGACTGTCCAATTTCATCCCACCTTTTTGCGTCGGGCGAAATTTGGAACATTTTGGGCAATCAAACAATTTAATCCAGGTGTTTCCTTTCTTCTTTGCAAAGAATTCACCTTTTGCACCACATACGTGGCACCGGACTTGTTCATTACCCCGATCCGTGGCCCCCGGTTCCTTATCCGGAGCACCTTTTCTACTAACACTGCCCTTTTTGCGCACAGCGTCAGTTTTCTTAACGTCAACTTGGACGGACCTAGAGGAGCAAGCAATGGCTTCCCTCCCCACGGTATGCTCTATTATCGTCGACTTGACGGTAGGCGGAGCAACCTGATTTAACTCATTATTAGACATTCTAAAATAAT